GAGACATTTAAACAACCCGACAACGCCGCTGTAGTTAAGGCGGTACAATCTGAGGCCAACGAGATCGCCGACAAAATGGCGGGATTTTTTGGCGCAACTAATGAGGTGAACTAATGAGCAATCTAGTACAGCAGTTAAACGAGGGGCGCGTGGTTGCCCCTCAGACGATACAAGACAAGGTGAGCAGGGCCAAGGTCCGGTTGCTTATGTCCGACCCCTTCACGGCTAGCATTTTGATCACGATGCCCGTTGTGTACACCGACACCCTGCCAACGATGGCAACCGATGGAAAGAATCTTTTTATCAATCCAGCGTTTGCCGACGGGTTAACCGACAAGGAATTGCAAGGCGTATTTGTACATGAAACATATCATAAGATATTCATGCACCATATCAGGCGCGGCAGTCGTGACCACCAGCAATACAATGTTGCTGGCGATATTGTTATCAACGAATTGATAACTAAGGACGGCAAGACATTGCCAAGCGACGCGCTGGGTTACCATACGCTCGACGCTCAGGGCATCGTTTACGACGACCGCAACAACTCGACAGAACAAGTATACGATTTGTTACGGAACAAGCCTGAACAACCCGACGACCCCGACGGCGGTGACGACAGTGACGACAGTGACGACGGTGATCAACCCGACAACGGTAACGATCAGGGTAATTCAGGTGGTGGTCAAGCGCCCGACGATAGCAACGGTACACCGGACCCATTCGCCGACGACGGCGGCACGGGTATCGTCATCGACGCGACTAACGACGACGGCACCGCAATGTCCGAGACTGATAAGGCGATGGCCGAGCGCGAGACGATGCANGAAATCTTTAACGCCGCGACCATAGCNAAAGGTCAAGGCAAACTTCCTGCGGCAATCGAAGCGTTGGTCGACTCGTTACGTGCCCCGACTGTTGATTGGAAAGATCAGCTAGATTCTTTTATCGGCGGCGGCGGTGATCATGCCAACGATTGGAATCGACTCGACAAAAAAATGTCACCGCGTGGTTTACTGTCACCACGTCGCACCCCCAAGGGGTCGGGGCATATCGTTGTCGCTGTTGATACCAGTTCGAGTGTTGGGCAGGACGAATACGCCGCGCTTATGTCAGAGTTGACTGGCATATGTGAGGACGCCGCGCCCGATAACGTGACGGTGATCTATTGCAACACGTCGATTACTCGCGTCGATACTTTCGAGGACCCCGAGGACATAACCGAGCAGGACCTTGCAAGGCTTGGCGGTGGTGGTACGTCGTTCGATCCACCGTTTAAGTATGTCGAGGACAACGACCTCGACGTTGACTCGTTTATCTACCTGACTGATTTAGAATGTGGGTTTCCGAACGAGCCAGACTATCCCGTCCTATGGGCGAGCACGACCCCACGGGTCGCGCCTTGGGGCNAAACAATACACGTTAAACCTTAACCATNTAGAGGACCCCCAGCGGCAACGCTGGGGGCTTACAATGCCATGAAGAAACTTATACCAAACCCGACAGGCGAAAATTTTAGCGGCACGATAGACGCCTATAATGATTACGCCCGACACCTTAACACGCTGGACGCTTGCGTTGGAATAGTTGGCAACGATACCGCCAAGGAATTTTTTGCATCGGACGACAAGCGCTGGTTCAAACCAACAAATAAAAAGGTAGCTGTTAACGTCTCGGTATTTACTAAATCAATGGCCGACACGCTCCGAGAAATAAAATCGTATCGCGAGTCAAGAATTATGGCCGCTACTCGAAGAGATTTTAAACTCAGGTGGCGTGACCACGTCCACAGAATAGAAGGCTGGGTGTCCGGCATGCGCGACCAGCTTGGTATCAAGTTGCATTTTACACCGACCGAGGGGCCTATAGAGTCCGGCATCGAACATGACTCCTACTTTGGTGAGGACAAGGACCAGTCAGACTATCCCGTTAAGTCTAGATATAGCCGTGCCGAGGTGACGTTGCCCATTACAATATCATTTATCAAAAATGTGTTGCCGCTTTTCAATGGTGGTATCAACCCAGTATCTTCGAGCGTTGTATATGAGCGCAGGGTTGCNAAGGTAAACGGTGAGACGGTGGTGATGCGAGCGCCGTATCTAGAAAAGATGGGTCAAAATGCCGACGGGCGAATCAGATACCAGTATCTAGTGCTCGACGTTGGCGATGCGATAACCGAGATCGACGGCGAGCCATTGGACCATAAGCTAAAGGTTCGAAGCTTCACCGCGTTCGAGACCTACGGCAATGCCGATAAAAAATATTACAAGCAAGCCAAGAAGTTTGTTTGTTATATGGGTGACTACATCGTGTCACATCGTCACGTCTCGAATAACAACGGCGAGACCCAATCAATCACAGCCGTTGGCGATACCGCAAAGAAGGCGTATGCCTTGGCACGTCGTCGGATAGCCAAGAACTTAATGGACCAAATGTAATGCGGTCTATAGCAGACGTATGGGCAGGGGTGGCGAGGGATATTATCGCCAACCCGTCCGACCATACAGCCCAGCGAATCAAATTAGCGTCGCTGTTTTTAATGCAACATCACACGGGCAAGCCAGCCCGACAAATCACCTCGCCTACTTGTGAGGGAACACGTCCTATGAAAGGGGATAAGTAATGAGAGAATATATAGCCGATATTTTTACGAGCCTAGCCTTCACTTTATTTGGTGACAGGTGCGACTGCGATACTTGCCAATCGGCACCGTTAAAATTAATCCGAAAGATTACAGCCGAGCATAGAGAAAAGGATTGGTGCTTGTGGTTGGGCGGTAAGTTTTACAGTGCCGCTTGTAAGGTTGGCAACAGATGAGCAATACAAATATTATTCTTGCCTTGGCAACCGTCGGCGCTAGCTGGTGGTTGTTTCTTTTTTTAACCGTGTTTAGTTAAGGGGAATCGACATGACATTTTTGATTGGAATTTTTATTTTCTTTTTTCTTGCGCTCGCCTTTATTTCGTTGGCGATAATTTTTGGGGAGTCTTAATCATGACATTAATTGAATCAACTAATCTACTGCCAGAGTTGCCCGACTTTTTACGGCGCTCTGATTTAGCCAAGCCGAATCGAACACGGCGGCAGAAGCCTAAGCGAATTAAATTTATTCACAAGCGCTTGCCGTGCGAGAACAAGCCGCCCAAGGGCAAGAAGTTCTTGGGGGCCGAGCGTATTAGGGTCATGCTGAAAGACGAGGCCCCACGTATTGGGTCGGGGTATCGTTCGACGTGGGCCAAGGTCGGTCGGAAGTGGGTGTGGTTATGCGATAGCATGGGCAACACGGGCAAGCTTGATGTTGCCACGTATCGGAGGGTAAAGGCATGAGACTTTATCAGGACATGACCATTAGCCGCGAGGAGGTGTTGCGTTTCCGCAGATGGGAACGCCGCATTGATTTGCTAGGCCGGATAGCAGTAATTGTTTCTGGTCTGGCCCTCGTTTATTTCACATTAAGAATCATAGCGAGTTTATAATGACAGATTTACAGAAAAATAAAGAGGTGCACTTGCGTGTACCTGTTAGCGTGGCAAGTGAGGTGGAACGTATCGCACTTGTTGAGGACCGTTCCATATCAAGTGTCTATAGACGTTTGATTAATCAAGGCTTGATCAATAGACAAGGGGAATCATTATGATACTTGAGAAAGAACCTTACGAATACAAAAGCGGTAAAGGCGCAACAAATATAGGTTATAAATGGACATTCCAATGTGATAACCTTGACTGTAAAAAAGTGTTTAGCAGACCTGCTAATAAATCACGCCATGAAAGAGCCAACCATTACTGTTGCCACCCATGTTCAAGGAACGCGGTGGTAGGCATTTGTAACTTAGAAGATTGCAATGAGCCTATATTGAAAAACCCTATGCCGAGAAAAGAAAACAGCGGATTGTGTAGGAAGCACCACAAACAGTTGATGAGAAAGAAAAGGTCAGCCCGTCAACGAAAAGAAATGTTTGAGATGATGGGCAATAAGTGCGTTTGCTGTGGTGAAAAAAATCCCCTTTATTTTCAAATCGACCACATAGAAAATGATGCCGATTACTCAGGCGATGGAAACAACGCACCGTCTATACAGTTAAGGCATTACTTAAAAGAACCTGACCGCTACCAGTTACTTTGCGCCAACTGTAACTACGCTAAACGCATGAATAACGGTGAGCTATACATTCCCAAAACATTTACACGAAGAGGACGAGAAAATGATATTCTATGAGAAGGTTACCATCACGGGCAACGCCGTCTGGTATTTCAAGAAACGAAAGAACGGCAAGCCTATCCGAAGTGAGAAAGAAGTTATGTCTATGGACATAGACTATTCAATCACGAGCGAGGAACTTGAAAAACTTTTAGAGGTTTTGCCGGATATGTTTTGCGGTGATCACGTCGAGTTCGATATTCATACCAAGATAACGAACGAATAGTTTTACTCCTGAACTTGGGGGGCCTTCGGGTCCCCCCTTTTTTTTGTGCCTACATTTTGTCCCACCATCTTTCCTCCTCTGGCAGGGACTCCTCCTCCTCAAAGTAATCGCCTGTCGCAAGGTCATAGTCTAGGACTCGTTCGCCTTGCGATCCCATCCAGCGATAGCGCATTTTCCAACAAACAATTTTTACCCGTTCCCTTTCCGCGTGGTTGTCAAAGAATCTGGCAACCGTCATGCCCACGTCAGCGAAGTTAAACCAGTGAGCACTCCCTGACAGGTCGTAGCCCTTAGGAATAGGNACGACTCCCCCCTCCTCGCGCCGCATCTTGGCAGGGTGAGCGACGAACCAGACATGTATGTCGTGAAGCTTGGCGAACATTCGAACACTGGTAAGCATGTCTGCGATCTGCTGTGTCTCGCTCTTCTCTTTGCTAGGGAGGGAGATATAAGAAAAGGGGTCTATCACTAGGCCCCTTATTCCCATGCGCTGTACCGCGCCGTGTGCCCTGTCTAGGATGCTATCTAGTGTGGCCTTCTCCCCCTCATTATTATCAATAAAAACAAAGTGATCATCAACGAACTGTTTTGATTCGCGTAACTGGTTCTCAGTTATCCGCGCCCTATCCCCTTCCCAAAAAGGTTTGCCCGAATGTTTTTCTATTAGCTGGGTGATATGGGTGGACGGATCATTTTCAAATGAACAGATGGCAAACTTCCACGAACTGGTGGTGGCTAGGCGAACCATGATCGAATCAATAAAGTTACTCTTGCCGCTTGACGGGATGCCCGTCACAACAGATACGTAGCCCGTCTTGATTGTTATTAGATCGTCGAGGCACGTGAACCCTGTGGACTCCCCCTTTGCAAGGCCCTCCCGATAAAGCGAATCAACCTGATCACTGTAATGATCTGCATTGTTGAGACCTGAAAGAGGATAGGGTGTCGCCGCTTCGATGACCTCTTTTAATTTCTGACTACCATGCTTGACCAATACATCATTGGCATCCTTGCAATCTTTCGGCCAGTCTACACGCCAGCACTTGGCCTTCCCAATTCTACGGGCAAGCTCCTCAGCAAGTGCTTCCCCTTGTGAGTCAGCATCAACCGCGAGGATAATCTTTTCCATTCGCTTAAATAAATCCCGTGCTTCCCAAACATAATTAAATTTCTTGTCCTCACTCGCGTCTATTTTCTTGTCAGATATTTTACTGGGCGCACCGTTGGGAACACTTACAGCGGAGACCTCCGCAGACCATAGGCTCAAGGCATCAATCTCCCCCTCGCATACTGTCAATGTAGTCTCCCCATTAATCAGGTGTTGACCGAACAAAGTATTAGCGCCGCCGCCGTCTTGGGTGTGGGCCTTGGCTTCCAATGCGCGGAACTTGGTAGCGTATATCTTTTCATTCTCGAAGTACGGAAAGCCAATAGCCAAAGCTTCTCGCTCTAATTTCGGGAAGTATTTTTTAACATCGAACACGCCGAACTGCTGGAGAATACTCCTCCTCAACTGACGATCATTTGTCAGGTACTCTAAACTGAGTTCGGATAGCTCTCCCGATTCGCTTTTATTCTGGTAAGTTTTATTAATCGGGTGGTGGCGAGGCGCTTCCTTTTCTTTTAAGGATGTGGCTCCCGACACGTCACAATGCTTGCACTCATACACAAGTCTATCGTCTTTGATTAAGACAGACATGCACGGATCTTTTTGATTACGCCCCTTCCTAGTATGACTACAGGCTGGGCAAACTATTCTAATGTTGTTGTTGATGCGGTGTGAATGTGGTTCACAGGCCGCACGAATCTGATTTGATATGTCCATTCGATCTTCCCCTTTCCACTTGTCATAGTACACCACTTATGATAACAGTCAAATCTGCATGGCAAGTGTACGTGTATGGTTAATGTGGCGGCGGCTTTCCTCTTCCCTGATTATTGCCGCCGCTACTACTCTCTTCTCTTAATTTCAATTTCGATTCGCGGCTCCTCTTTATCAAGCCCCCAGTAAATATGTTTCTCTTTTACTTGGCGATCATTCTTATAGATGAACCCTTGCATCGCATCCAACACAACTGATTCGTCTAGGTCAGGTCGGCGAGTAGAATAATAAATTGTCATGGTTACAGACACGTCCTCCTCAATAAGTTTATCAAGGCACGGACACTGAAGCTGAAAAGATTTCACAAAGTTCAAAGCCTTCTCGCTCTTGATGAAACGTGGCTTGCCCCCGAAGGTAACAAGCCGACGCGAATTACTTTTGCTAGCTGGCTCACCTTTGGTTGTAAAACTAATAGTTGACATTCTTCTTTGTTACCCTTAAAACAGCATAAGGAAGAGGATATACACATGAAACTAAAGAACAAGTATAATTTACCTGTTACTATAATAGATGCCATACACGCACAGCAAGCGGCTTATTCAAAAGGCGAAGCTTATAAGTCTATCACTGGGCTGATGACACCACCGCGCATAGCCATACTCACCCAACAACATTACAAAGAACTATCAGAAGACGTTAGCGATTCGGTTTGGCGGTTGATGGGTTCTGCTGTTCATGTCGTTCTTGATTCGGGTAACCGAAACTCACACATAAAAGAAGAAAGAATATTTGTAGAGATGGACGGCAAGATTATTAGCGGTGCTCTTGATGTCCAAGAGATCACTGACTTTGGTGTGGAGATCACCGACTATAAAGTAACCAAGGCCATGTCAGTTATGGAAGGTTCTTTCAAAACCGAATCATGGACGGAACAACTGAACTGTTATGCTGAGTTAGTTGAGCAGGACAAGAAACTTCCTGTTACTGCTCTCAAGGTATGTGCTATCTTGCGTGACCACGATCAGCGCCAAGCTGATACCCGTCAAGGTTATCCCGAAGCGCCAATTCATATGGTTGATATAGAGATATGGGAACCTGAAAAGCGTAGAGAGTTTATTCGATCTCGCTTATCAGAGCACGTTGAAGCTGAAGAAGTATACCAAGCGACGGGCATCTTGCCCAAGTGTACTGAAGAAGATCAGTGGAAACGTGGTGACAAGTGGGCTGTCATGCCGTCCTCCACAGCAAAGAGGGCGAAGAGAGTCTTCGATAAGGAAGNCGAGGCTAGAGAACTGGCTGATACCGATAAGAAATATGTAGTGGAACACCGTCCTGCATCAGCAATACGATGCGAAAGGTACTGTGCGGTGGCTCCCTTTTGTGATCAGTACCAAGAGGAGAATAAAAATGTCTGAAGAAAAAGAAGAACCTAACAAAGAAGAACCAAATAGTAGAGAAGCTACTGGTTCAGAATTATATCCAACAGAAGATAGCTACTCACGAAGATATAATGGACAGCATCTGTCATTCATTCCAGATGTCCAAGCTCGAAGCTTATACGATCATAGAAAAGTTTAGATGCAAGTGATCCAAAGAACTGGGACAGCATCGACTATGAATCACCTAAGGACCTCAAAGAAGATTTTCTTTCTCAATGGATTTCAGAAAGAGATAATCAAGAAGAACCTCGTGGTTTGTTTGCGCGTTTTATTAGATGGCTGACGTGGTAATGAGTACGGTTCTAACAATAGACCTAGCGATAGTTGTCACCAACTACGCTTTATCTTTCATAATGGAATACTAAGGAGACGATATGACTGCCAAGAAAAAAGAAGAAGCGCCACAGTCCTTATGGGATAAGCTATCTCACATAGATGTCAGTGACCGCATCGAAGAAAAGAACGGAATGAGGTACCTCTCGTGGGCATGGGCATGGGGTACTCTTAAAGAGAACTGCCCTGATGCTACCTATGAAAAACACCTGTTCTCTTACGGGACACCTACCACCCATAGCCTACCATACATGACTGATAAGAACGGCAACGGGTTTGTAATGGTGACAGTAACAGCAAAAGACCAGAGTGTTACAGAGGTTTACCCTATCATAAACTACAGCAACAAAGCTGTTAAGAACCCTGATTCGTTTCAAGTTAATAGCGCCCTACAAAGGTGCTTGGCTAAGTGTGTGGGNTGTCTGGGTTTGGGACATTACATTTATGCCGGAGAAGATATACCTCCCGACGCGGGGTCCACCGAAGAGGATGTCCCAGTTGCTGAGGAGAAGCCCCCAGTAAAGAAGGATACAGGCAAGCAGGTTGTGGATAAAGCTAACAAATCCGAGATGGTGAAAGAGGTTAAGAAACAATTTGGTGAGGAAGCTAAGGTATCTGTCGTTGTCGATAAGGCGAATCAAAACGTATACGATGAGGAAGGTGGCTTAATGTTTGGGTACAATGAGGAAACCCATGCGTTTGTTATGGATGAGAACTACGATGTCTCTAATCAGATTGATCTTGTAACAGAAGTTGTGAGCAGGATACTTCCTGACTTCGACTTACAGGCCATCACTAATTTTTTTACTACCAACAAGAAAGTTTTCCAAGAACTTGGAGAAAGGTCCGGGACAAAGTGGACGGAGTTACCGTTTATGAGTGTCATCGGTAAACGTAACGCCGAACTTAAAGGAGATTGATATGGCGATAGGTAATTTATTTGACAATCGTAAAGCACCAAAGCGTGGCAGTGGGTTTCAGTATCAGTGGAAGGGAGACATCTCTTTCCGATCTGAAGATATTCAATACCTCGTTAACCAACTTAAAGCAGGGGAGCAAGAGCCTAAGCTTTTTATGTCCGGCGAATCAAAGGAAGGTAAGTCAGGTCATTACGTAACGATTATGATGCGCGAACCTAAGGAGCAGGGTAATTCAGGTGGTGGTCAAGCGCCTCGCCAACAAGCNCAGNCTGANCCAGTTGCTAAGGTTGAANAGGAAGATGTAGGTTTAGATGACATCCCCTTTGCCTAAAGAAAGAAGGATACGCAACCCTAAGTACATGGAAACTGTACGAGAACTGCCGTGTCTAGCTTGCCGTCACCCGTGGAATATAGACGCTCATCATGTGCGTATTGCTCAAGCGTCTTCCACAGGAATGAAGGTGGGTGATAACTGGGTTGTTCCCCTTTGCCGCCCTTGTCACACCGAACTCCACACCTACGGAGACGAGCGTGACTTCTGGCAAGGCGTAGACCGTGACCCCCTGAAGTGGGCAGAAAATAATTGGAAGGAATATAGAAATGGCTGACATCGAAACGATTCGCGAGTCAACTTTAAACTTTGAAGCACAGCTTCAAGGGTACTACAACAACCTAAAGGCACAGTCAGGGGTTATACTCAAGCTGTTGATACACCCAGAGGACATACCCCCTGCCCTGTTAACACACAAGGCTACTACTAGATTCGCTGTGGTCATGGTCCAGATAGGAGACGATGAGGAACCTGTTGTTCCGAATCATATTGAAGCAGGGAAGAAGATGATTGCTTCAGCTAATATGATATGTCGAGAAGCACCCTTCCAAGAGTTTATGAAAGTGTGGGCAATTAATAATAAGGTTTATTCAACGGGTGAAACTCAGGGACGTGACGCTGAGACCTTAACAAAGATATACCTACGCAATGCAATAAAAGTCGAATCATTTAAAGAGCTTAAAGAAAACCAAACAGCACAACGATTCTTTACAGACTTACGTGCTGAGTATGAAGTTACAAAACTAGCAGGAGAAATTTAATGAGTACAATGGATAGACCCCAGAAGTTAGAGGGCGATACTACGAAGTATTCCTTTCTACTAGAGACCATGCACCTTGAAGCATTAAAGATAATTGCACACCGCAAGAGCCTGACAACCGCTACATTGATGCGCCATATTGTTGAAGACTACATTGCAGAGTCTCCGATCTTTCAAGACGAGAAAGGATCGTCCACTTGAACGGGAGACCTACATATGAAACGGGGGAGGATCTCGCTAGGGAGGCGGGAGTTGCGGAGAGGCTCAGTAACAAATGGAAATGCAAGGTTATTAAGACACCACCTAAAGCGCCATATGATTACTGTGCCCTCCGTGATGACTATATAAGTGCGCTCATAGAAATCAAGGTTAGAAACAATGCAAGCACCAAGTACCCCACTTATATGTTGAGTGTAGATAAGGTTATTCAATGCGCCCTGCACTCAGGAACTATTAGGTGTCCATTCATAGTGGTCGTTCAGTTTACAGATAAACTATTACATTGGGTTCTGCATAATCCCGACGAAGACTTTGCTGACGTTCGTGCCAAGATAGGAGGACGTACAGATAGGGGNGATGCTTTNNATGTCGAACCTGTTCTTCATATTCCGATGAGAAAATTCGTGGAGGTCTGATATGTTTGATGGATTAAGTGTAGGATTAGGGATAGCACGTTTGTTGTTTGATATTATTAAATCAACAGGCCCTGAACCTTTACCAGAAACGGTCAGTGCATGGACAGTGGGGCAAGGTTCTTACATAATCCATGAACAGATTACAGAAGCACAAGCTTGTCACAAGGCAGAGAACAGAGCTAAGTTAAATGCTATCCAGACATTTAGCGGAGAGTTTATATCCAGCGATACGACAATGACATGCAGTGAAACTGGCGGTAAATGCTGACTGTCCGGCACAAACATTTACTTGGTCTAAGCTAAACGGTTTGATCATCTCTGTGAGGAACAAGAGCACCTTGAAAGTAACTAACCTAAAAGAACAGCGTGTATGTAAGGTGAACTTAGAAGCAAAGGTATCCATCCAATCTCAGAATCCTGATGCTAACTTTGATATGAGTGTGAACCTTCAGCCCTCTGTTCTTAGGGAGGGAGAGCCAATTAAGATTGGTATAGAGCCAACTCAAAAGATGCACATCTACATATACGCAGAAGAAACCAAGGGGAAGTTGATTAGAATATTCCCTAACACATTTGATAAGGAGAATGAAATATCAAATAGGATAACACTGCCGGGAACACCAGCTTATTCTATTCGGGCTACCTATGATGACACTATGTCAGGGAGCGGTTCTCAAGAAGTCGTACATATCTTGGGGTCTAAGAACAAACTATCACTGTTAAGTAACTATACACTTGAAGATTTCAATCTGAAGATGATTGAGATACCCAACAACCAGAAGCGATACATCCGTAAGGGGTATCGAGTCGTAAAGTAAAGGGAAGAACATGAGACTAATTATATTATTAAGCTTACTATTAGGAGCCTGTGCCGCACCGAAGGGTAGCCCAGAGGCTTTCTTAGAACGTCAGGAGAAGGCCAGAGAAGCCCGTGCAGAGCAAGTAGAGGATGTAATAGATGATCTGCCCGACTNGTTTACAGACGTACCTCAGGAGAACGATGCGATCTTCTCAGTAGGTAGCGCCACATCACCTAACCTACAGCTTGCCGTGGACAAGAGCATACTCAATGCAAAGAGGATGTTAGCTGATCGGATCGAAGGCAAGTTAAGTTCTCAGGTTAAAGAATATATTACTGAGACAGGGAACCAGACAGCCCCACCTGTTATCACCGATACTGAACGGGTAACCAAGAACATAATGCGTGAAGTTAACGTGGCTGGATACAGCGTTAAAGAGATGGAGATAAAACCTCACAATACTTTCTTCCGAGTTTACACTATGCTTATCTACCCAGTAGGGAAAGCTAATCAACTACTCCAGCTTTACAAAGAACGCATGGTTAACCGAAGCAAGAAAGGTAAGATTAACCAAGGGTACAAAGAACTAGATAGAAACGTAGAAAGGAAACAGCTATGATGTATGATAAAGATGCCGACAGGATTCTAATGAACAAGAGTATGGCGCANAGAGCNTACCGAATAATGGAAGAGTGTGGCACTTGTGAGGGNAGCGGAAAGGAAGAGGTGGAGACGGTGCGTTATGCCGCTCAGAACTACGATAGATTTCCTGAACCTATATACGGAGAGAGTATCGAAGAGTGCAGTGAGTGCAACGGTACTGGTACAGTTGAAAAGGAAGAAGACGATGAAGTTTAGTGACATCAAAACATTTAGAGATTTGCTAGCCAGCTTCTTTGTATTGAAGTTTGATCCTGAAGATGAGCCGAAACCTAAACGCGCTCGTAAGAAAGATGGTCGATACAAAGCAGATGACCCAAGCACACCTGATATAAACGAAGCTTATGAGGGCAAAGCCCCCAAGAAACGTAAGCGTAAGTCTAAGTAGGGTTATCCGGCAGNAGGAACAGTTCTCTTTCTGCCGCCCTTCTCCTCACCAAACCGGGTAGTATTACTCCCCCGCCTCGCCTCCACTTTGGGAACTCCATCGCGGCTTGAGCATAATTTTTCCTGTTGAGTCTCTGTCGTAAGGTTGACGATCTGAAGCGAGAGCCACCAACATTAAACACAAAACTGCTAAGAGCACTAAACGCGTTAACAGTTAACGGGACTCCAACCAGTCGTGCAACAGCTTTCTCAGCCGTTCGCAATCCATAAACCAAGAGTTCTTCGGCTTGGTTTTTGTCAACAGGTTTGTCGTGCATAGTAACCCTAGAGCCATCAGGATAATAACAAGCACCATAGCCGATGGTAGGTATGCCAGCCGAACAGCGATATGGTCTTGAGCGAAAACCTTCAAAGTGTTTGACAATTTCTAATCCTTTCGCGTTGGTCCTCATTTTTTATTAAACTGCCGCCCGCCAAACCAAAATGCAATGATGCTTGACCATAGGGCCATGACCTCTTCATTAAAGCTTTCGACGAGAGCCTCTCCGGGAGCAAGCCCACCATCTACCAGTAGATAATAAGTGGTTACTTCCACCCCAACGAAAAGGGCCATAAAAGTATAAGTAATGACAGGGCGTACAGAAGCGCGAAGAGCGTTAACAAAACCACCCCCGTCCAGAGAAGCGTCGTGAACATGAATAGACTCAACCTCTCTAATGTTCGCATCAATAGCTGTTCTATCAAGTTGTATCTCCGCTTGTCTTGTCATAATCTCTAGCTCGTGCTTCTTATCTGCCTTGTCTTGGAAGTAATCAAGTAGGCGTGGCAGGAAAGAACTTCCAAAGCCGAGCACTGAACCTAATAATGTTAACATACTAATCTCCTATTTAAATATTCCAACAGCTTCCTGTCTTAGCTCAGGTATCATACTTACTACCTCTAGCTCCATTTGAGTGATCTCATCTATCTGCTCCCGTTTATTTTCAGCACTAAGATCGGGGCTATTTTGCACTCTTCTTCTGTCATTCCTTAGTTGCTTTAGTTCTTGTTCGATTAGGTTAAGGGTCTGCTCAATATCCAATATATATTTTTTCTTTTCGGCTAGCTCATCAGCATCAACTGTATCTGGTCGCTCCTCCTCCAAAGCCTTAACAGTTTTAGATACTTGTTTAACCATATTGTTTAAGTCATAGAACTGATTGACCATTCCCCTTGCATCAGGACGGGCAAAGAATCTTTTTATAAACGGATACTCTGTGATCTTACGGGCTGGCCGCTCTCCTATGTCCTGACTTGTTGAGCGCCACACCTCATCAACTGCGGAAAGGGCAAACGATCCTAAGGTTCCACCGTATCCCTTGATCATGTGGTCAATCTTAATAGGCGAATAGTTTAGCTTCTCTCCGAGGTCTTTGGCTAGTTGTGAAGTCATAGAGTTATACTGATACCCCGGCAGACGACTTTGCTCTAAGTTTTTAGGTACAACTTCCCGCCCTGTAAAGAAACTATGATTAGCAAGAACCTCACCCAAAGGCAATAAAGCCTGAGGTGTAGGGTTGATGTTAAGAGTAGAGCTAACTCCCCTTGTGAGAGTATCAACTATATCCTGTGGCACATCTTCTCCGTAGAACAAAGCCATAATCCTTTCGGGTATTGTCTTAAACATTAGACCTACCTCAAAGGGGATAGGGAACTTGAGCGGATCTCCGTCATAACCGGGGATAGCAGATGACGGGAGTATCCAGTAGTTATCTTTAATAACTGCGGGTTGGTTCCTGTATTCATCATCATCGTGAACCATAGCCCAGTACAGAGCGCTAGAAGCTGTGAGCAGTGCGGCCCTAGTAAGAAACCTACGTTTAACAATGTCCGATTCGGGACGTGCCGCAAATCCTTTGCTCCCCATAGATGAGCGATACAACACATCAATACCCTGTATCCTTGCATTAAGAAACGGGATAAGGACTGATAGGGCCTGAATTAATCTAGAGTTTCCTCGTGCGGAGAAGTTGATAACCTCTTGCGCCTCGAAGATAGCCTGAGCCTCATCACCTGTTT